CCACTTGGAACAGGTACTGGAAAAACAATATTATCGATACATCATTTTTATAAACATGCACAAGATAAAAGATTAATTATTATTGCACCTGCTCAAAAAGTTAAAGAAGGTGGATGGGATAGAGAAGTTAATAATTTCAATAAATACTATGGAACAAATATAGATTATGAAGTTGTTAGTTATGGTAGATTAAAGCATGTCACTGGAGACAAGAATACTTATTTAATATTTGATGAGTGTCATTACATAAAAAACTATAAGAAATCTCAAAGAAGTAAACTGGCTTTAAAACTATGCAAGGCTTGTTATGGTTATTGTCTATTAAGTGCAACACCAGCAAGTAATGGTTATCAAGATTTAGGAAACTATATGGCTATATTTGGAATATATGCTAGTGGATATAGTTATGAAAAAGCTAACGCAATAAAGAAAATGAACTACATGGGATTTTATGAAATAGTAGCTTGGAAGAATACAGAATACATTGATAAATGCTGGAAAGCTATAAGTAGTGTAGCACTTAATAAAAATGACTGTTTAGATTTGCCAGATTTAGTATTTAAAGAAAAATATTTTGCAGCAGGAGATGAATATATAGCAATAAAAAAAGATAGAGTTTTAGGAGATGAATTGTATGATAGCTCTCCAAAATTTATAGCAGGACTTAGACAATATGCTGGATTTAATGAAAAACTAGAATATTTAAAAGAGTTTAGAGAATCAACAGATTCTAATATCTTAATTTTCTATAACTTTAAAAAAGAAGCTGAAGCTATAAAGGAATTAATAAAAGTAGATTATGAAGTCAGTGGATCTATGAGTAGAATACCTAATTTTGAAGATTTCAAAAATCTAAAAAATAAAACCACTCTTGTGCAAATTCAAGCGGGAGGGGCAGGGATAGAGCTTCAATATAATTCAGAAGTAATATTTTTTAGTCCTACTTGGAGTTATCAAGACTATAAGCAAGCCATTGGTAGAGCTTATAGGATAGGTCAAAAAAACAAAGTAACAGTTTATAAGTACATTGGACTAGGAACAATAGAAGAAAAGGTTTATACAAGGTTAGATGACAAAAAAGACTTTGTAGATAAGTTATTAAGTTTAGAAGATTTAGGAGGATATGAATGGAACAAGAAAAATTAATATCACATACTCCAGGAGAGAATGTGACAGAAAACAGAAATAAATATCTAGGTGGAAGTGATTTGCCAGCTTTATTTAATGTAAGTCCTTTCAAAGATTGTTTTACATTAGCTAGAGAAAAAGCAGGAGTTATTCCAGCTACTTTTAAAGGAAATGAATACACTAGATATGGTCAATTGTTAGAACCACAAATAAGAGATTATATCAATAGTATTTATGAACTCAAATTCAAAGAAAATACAAACATTAACGAAGAGTTAGGACTTAGATCTAATTGTGATGGATTAGATAAAGAAGCAGGATTATTACTAGAAATTAAAACCAATGCTGGAGACAAAACAACATATGAAGATGTATATGATTATATATTACAAATGCAAATGTATATGTTTCAATTTAATGTTGAAAAAGGTTATTTAGTTCAATACAAAAGACCAGAGAACTTCTGGAGTGGGCTAAATTATGAAACACAACACACAGATGATTATTTCAATCAAGAATTTGATCCAGAAAGAATATCTGTGATGGAAATAAAAAGAGATGATAAATTGATACAACAAATACTATCTAAAGCAGAAAAATTTTGGAGTGATGTAGAAAGATTAAAAGAAAATCCAAATATGACAGAAGAAGAGTTTTATTTCAATGATAAATTGGTTGAATATAACAACACTATAAATAAATTATCAGTTCTGGAAAAAGAATTAGCTAGACTTAAAGATATCGAAAAAGAGACCAAAACACAAAGAGAAATATTATATGAATTAATGCATAATGTAGGAGTTAAAACAATAGTTACAAATAATCTTATGATCACAAAAATAAATCCTACAACAAGTGAAAAAATTGATTCTAAAAAATTAAAAGAAGAATTACCTGAAATAGCTAAAAAATATAACAAAATAACTAATGTAAAAGGCTATGTAAAAATAACAGTTAGAGCAGATAAAAATGTAGTGGAAGAAATTAAAGAAGAAATAATAAGCAACACAAATATAGATAATAGTAAAAAGTCAGCACTTGCTGCACTAGGATTATAAGGAGGATATAAAATGATTAAATTACCAGCAAATGAACCAAAGGTGGCAGACATTACACCAAAAAGCTTCTTAATATGGGGCGAATCAATGTCAGGAAAAACTTACTTAGCAAGAGAATTTGAAAGTCCATTAATAATTAATACTGATGGGAATGCAACAAAAGTTAATACTCCATCTGTTGCAATTAAAAACTTTACAGAATTTGCAGAAGTTATTGAAGCATTGAAAAATGAAAAACACACATATAAGACTGTAATTATAGATTTGATAGATGATATTGAAACTATGTTAACTATACATATATGTGAAGCAGCAAAAGTTGAATCATTAGCAGATATTCCTTTTGGAAAAGGTTATGCTAAATTCAATGCAGTATGGAAGAAGTTAATGATCGAATTAACTCAAATGAACATGAATGTAATATTTATATCACATTCAATAGAAAAATCTGAAAATAATGGGCAAACAATGTATCAAGCTCCTAGCTTAGGACAAAAACCATTAAATGCATGTATGGGTAGATGTGACTTCTCAATCCAAACTAAAAAGATAGGAAGTAATTACATTAGAATATGCACTAACAAAAGAGAAGCATACAAAGAAGAAGATATAAAAGACAAAAAGATTCTTGGAATCTTAAAAACAGTAAAAGGTGTTTTTGAGATAAAACCAGCTATTAAACAAGTAGCATCGACAAAAAATGAAGATGTAAGCAAGACAACAAATAACACAAATAATATAAATAAAGATGGAGGTAACAAATAATGAGTATAGCAGATATCATGGCAGAATTAGAGGCACAAGATTGGAAGGCAGGAGATAAGGAAACAGATTTTTCTGTAGCCGATGGAGTTTATGAAGGAGTTATAGAAGGACTTGAATATAAGGAAAATGAAAAAGGTACTCAATGGTTTTCATTTACTGTAAATTTAATAAATGAAAATAAAAAGTATTTTGCAAATGTATACTTTAGTGGAAAAATGGCAGCTATGAACCTAAAAAAATTTATAAATATTATATTAAATTTAACAGGAGAAGCATTAACATCTATGGACTTTGCTAATGAAGTAGCTTTAGCACAAAGATTAAATGATGAGCTAATTGGAAAAGATGTAGTTATAGAATTAACAACTAAAAAAGAATTCCAAAACTTCAAATTTATTTTCCAAGAATAATAAGTATAGGAAAAATAAAAGGGAGAGTTTAACTCTCCCTCACTATTCTATGAAAGGAGGGTAAATAAATGAGAAGAGATATAGTTGGATTTTATGACTTTGAAGTTTTTATGTGTGATTGGTTAGTTGTTATAATTACCACTCAAGATGAAGAAATAATAATACACAATGATCCTGAGTTATTGAAAAAAACAATGGATAATATAAATTGCTTAATAGGATTCAATAATCATAATTATGATGATTTGATACTTGCAGGAATAGTATCAAGGAATATGACACCAGGAGAAGTATATAAACTATCCCAATCTATTATTAATGGTGAGAATACAAGCTTTTATAAAAAAATAGCTAATCAGTTACCAACATTAGATACTAAGCAAGAGCTTCCACCTGGAGTTAGTCTAAAAGAAATTGAAAGTAATATGGGTATGAATATAATTGAAACTCCAGTATCTTTTAATTTAGATAGACCTTTAACATCTGATGAATTTATGGAAGTAATAAAATATTGTAGATATGATGTTGAAACAACAAAAAAAGTATTTGAGTATAGAAAAGACTACTTTGAATCTAAGATAGATATTTGCAAAGAATTTAACTTAGATAGATTAGATACAAAGAAAACAAGAGCTAATCTTGCTGCAAAAGTTTTACAGTGTAATAAATCTAAATTACCAACACAAGCAAGATTAAACAAAGATAGATTATTATTCACAATTACAGATAAATTAAGAAAAGAAAATATTCCTCAGCCAATTTTAGATTTTTATAATGATATTCAAAAAAGATTTCGAGCTGGAGAAGATTTCAAAGAGTTAGAAAAAGAAAGTCTAGTATTCAACCTATGTGGAGTGGACCACACTTATGCTTTTGGTGGACTACATGCAGCAAGACCTAATTTTTTCTATGAAGGTAATATGTTAATGGTTGATGTTGGAAGTTATTATCCTAGCATGATTATTAATTTTAATTTTATGTCTAGAGCTTCTGAGCATCCTGAACTATACAAAAAACTATATGATACAAGAATGGAATATAAAAAAAATAAAGACCCGAAACAAGGAATATATAAAATACTTTTAAATGGAACATTTGGTGCTTTAAAGAGTGAATTTAATAATTTATATGATCCAGTTCAATCAAATAATATTTGTATAAATGGACAGTTGTTATTAACAGATTTAATAGTTAGTTTAAAAGATTATACAAGAGTGATACAAAGCAATACTGATGGAATATTGGTGGCATATGAAGAAGATGATTTACCAAAAATTATAGAGTTATGTAAAGAATGGGAAAAAAATTATGGTTTAAGTTTGGACTATGATTATGCTATAAAAATAGCTCAAAGAGATGTTAATAATTATATCCTAAAAGTAAAAACCAAAGATGGTTACAAATTGAAAGGAAAAGGAATATTTCAAAATCATGATGGTGGAAACTTTGAAAAGAATAATCTCACAATTATAGACATGGCTTTAAAAGCTTACTATATGGATGATATTTCTGTTGATAAGTTTATATTATCTTTGATAAAAGAAAATAACTTAATGCCTTTTCAACAAGTAGCTAAAATGGGTGGAACCTTTCATCATGTAGAAACAGTAGTAAATGGTGAAGCTATTGAACTACAAAAGGTCAACAGAATATTTGCAACTTGGAAAAAAGAATATGGACCAATACATAAAATCAAAATTGAAAATGAATCTAAAAAATACACTAAAATTCCAAATTCTGCTGATAGAATTTATATTCACAATGAAGAAATTGAGAAACTAGATAAAAGTATTTTAGATTTAGACTACTATAGAAAATTGGTGGAGAAAAATAAATTTACAGATAGAAAGGTGGTATCATGGGAACTATTCGAGCAAAATACATAGAATTAGAACCAGGAACAAGCAAACCCAAGGTATCATTTGATGAATTTGTTTATGATATTTCTAAAATATCTGATGCTGCGTTCTTAGTTCCAGAAGATGTTGTGGTAGTTGATTTTGACCATATTGGTGATTTGTGGAAGGATATACTTAATAAGTATCCAACTAGAACAATAAAGACTACTCGTGGAGCTCATTTATATTATAAAATTCCACCAAACTTGAAATTACATAACAATATAAATATTATGACTTATTGTGGTTTAAATGTTGATTATAAGACAGGATATGGAAAGAAAAAGGCATCAGCTAAGGTAAAGGTCAATGGAGTTCTTAGAACGATTTTAAACGATACGCCAGTTGATAATTTAGCTATATTACCTTTGGATTTATATCCTATTCCTGCTGTGAAATATAACCTATATAATCTTGATGATGGTGATGGAAGAAACCAAGCTATCTATAAACATATAAAAGCATTACAAGATTATGGAGTACCTCAACAAAATATAATAGAATTTGCTGATTTTATAAATAATAAAGTTTTTAAAACACCATTAACAGATGATGAATTAAAACCAACTATTTTATCTGCTTTTAAAAAATCAGATGATGAAGAAATAGAACTTTATTATGAAGATAAAAATGGTAATAAGAAATTAGACATATTTGCTGTTGCAGAATATGTAAAAAAATTATTTCAATTAAAAATTTACAATGGTAGATTTTATTTTCTCAAAGAAGATAAAGATGGCAAAAAAAATTATGTAGGAAATGAAAGCACAAATAATATTTTAAGAGAAATATTAGAGCAAATGAAATTAAAATTAAAAAAGTCTCAGGATAATGAATTGCTACATCAGTTAACTAAAATTGCAGACATTGAACCTAATACAAATAATTATCCAATAAAATTAAACAATGGATTTATATTAGATGGAGAAGATGTTCTACATATGGATACAGTATTCACACCATTTAATTTAGATGTAGCATATAATCCAGAGATAGTGTGTGATGATGTGGATAATTATATAAAGTGGTTTTGTAACAATGATGAAAGTTTAATAATGCTATTTGAAGAAATATTAGGACATATATTAATGACTTCTAGTTTTCCACATCATGTATTTTTCTTTGTGGCAAATAGTGGGAAAAATGGTAAAAGTACAACATTAAATATGATATCTAATTTTGTTGGAGACTTACATAGCTCAGTAGCTTTAGAAGAATTTGATAAGTCAGAAAATTTATTTGCAATAAATGGAAAACTCGTAAACTGTGGAGATGATATTGATGCTTCACTCATAGAAAAGTCAAGAGCAGTTAAAACTCTTGCAGCAGGGAATGAAATACTTTGTAGAGCATTGTATGAAAACCCAATAAAAATGAAATCAGTCGCAACACTTTTATTTACTTGTAATGAGATGCCAAACTTTAAAGATAAATCTGGTGGAATAGCAAGAAGAGTCATATGTTTTCCATGCAATGCTGTAGTAGAAAAAATTGATATGAAAATAGACCAAAAATTATCAACAGCAGAAGCTAAATCAAGGCTTCTAAATTTAGCGATAAAAGGTATGAAAAGAATCATAAACAATGGTGGAGAACTTACCAAGAGTGACCTTGTTAAGGAGCTTACAGATAAATATTTGACTGAATCAGACAATGTTAAATTATTTCTTGAAGAGTATGGAGAAGATTTTATTTTAAATAATATCAAAAATGATACTTTTGGCAAGATTTATGTTTGTTATACCATGTTTTGTAATGAAAGTGGATATGGCGCATTGAGTAAAAAAAGATTTTCCCACAAATTAGAAGCTCTTGGGTTTGAAACTTATAAAACAAATGGGAAATTAAAAATTAGAAGAAAAACACATGGGTAGATTAAACTTTAATTTTAAGTGTTCAA